CGAGACCCCAGCGTCGGCCGTCAATCTCCAGGTGCACATGGACGGCAACGACACTTTCTGGGCAACCAGCCGCACCCAGGGCGACGCTGACGGGCAGTGGTCCTGCCCGCCGCGCGTCTGAATCAGCCGAGCGTCGCAGAGAAGCGTCCAGCCTGAGCGTCAGCCGCGGACACCGTGAGCCGACCGCGATGGCTGACCTCGATCTGATAGAACCGCGGCCCGGTCGGCACCTTCGCCACTGCGATCGGGAAGACGCAGGCTGACTGTGTCCCTGGCGTGGCGAAGACGCCCGGACCGAGGATGCCACTGCCAACGATCTTCCCGCTGTCGTCGTACACCGTGACCGTGGTCCCGGCGGCGATGTCGCTGAATCCGGCAGCGCCCGCTTTGCACGTCACGTAGTTCTGATCGGTCGCCTCGCCCAGCGCGAGCGACAACTTGCCATCCAGCATGAACGTGCTGGCAGCGGCCGCGTCCGCCGATTCAGACCCCGAAGCGGCCCACGCGCCGCCGACGACGCCCGCGCCCAGCAGCGCGCCGGCCACGCCACAGGCGAACGGCACGGCCCAGCGAGGGCGCCCTGGACGTGCGGCCGCTGCATGCGCCGTATGGGCATCGGACTCAAGCGGAAACAGATCGTCAGTCATGCCCGCCACCGTGGCACGCCCACAACTTCCACACAGCTACTCAACCGGATCGTGATCGGAGGCACCGTGCCACGCCATCGAGCGCTGTCCATCTGCAGCACGCCCGACTGCCCTGAGTACACCGAGCGCGGTCGCTGCGCAGGCTGTCGCGCCGAGGCCGAGCAGCGACGCGGGCGACCGCGCGAACGTGGCTACGGCGGTCGCGGGTGGTACCGCGCGCGCCGCGCCGTGCTGACACGGGATCCGCTGTGCGTGCTCGGCTGCGGCCGCGAGTCAGCGGTCGCCGACCACTGGCCGGTTAGTCGACGCGACCTGGTCGAGCAGGGCGTGTCCGACCCGGACGCGCCGCAGCGCATGCGCGCACTGTGTCGGCCGTGCCACAGCAGCGAGACAGCGAGAGAGCAGCCCGGAGGCTGGAACCGATGAGCGAACACGCACCCGATCAGGCCCGCGAGCTGGTCCAGCTCGGCGCCATCGTCGACCTGCTCGGCGTGATGGCACCGCTCACGCCGAGCGACGTGCCGGTCGGCGCTGTCGTGCTGCTCAAGGTCATCGGTCCCGACGGCGGCCTGCGGCTGACGCTGTCGTCATCCGAGGGCATGTGCTGGTTCGAGCGCGCCGGCATGCTCCGCATCGCCGAGCAACTGGAGAGCAGCCCCGGCGCCCGGGAGTGACACTGTGTGACCGACCCCAGGGGAGGGGAGGTCAAAGCGATCTTGCCCCGGACCGCCGGGGAGGTCTATCGCTCCGTGTACGGGTCTGGGGATTGCCCCGGCCGCAACTTCGTAACGCTCAGTTACATCGGTGCAGTGGCGGAGGTGATCGCATGGCAGGTATCGGACCCGTCCCGAAGGATCCCGCGCAGCGCCGCCGGCGCAACGGCGACCCGGTCGGCGCGACAGTGCTCCCGGCGTCCGGCCCAGAGCAGTCCACTCCCCCGCTGCCCGGCGGCCACGACTACGACTCGCGCACGCTGGCCTGGTATGAGACCTGGCGGACGTCGCCGCAGGCGTCGACCTTCCTGGCCACGGACTGGCAGCGCCTGCGCATGCTCGCCCAGCTCGTCGAGGCGTACTGGCAGGAGCCGAAGAAGGAGCTGCTGTCAGAGATCCGGCTCAATGAGGCCTCCCTCGGCGCGACGCCGGCCGACCGTGCGCGGCTGCGCTGGATCGTCAGCCAGGACAACGATGCCGCGGGCCCGACCGGTGCGCCGCGGCGCTCGAGCGCGCGCCGTTCCCGACTGCTGAGGGCCGTCGATGACCAGCAGGCCGAAGGCTGATCCGAAGCGGTTCGTGTCGCTCGGCTTCGAGGCCGTCGAGTGGATCGAGCACTACCTGTGCCACGGACCCGGCGACGTCCAGGGCGAGCCGCTGCTGATCGACGATGAGATGGCCGCATTCATCGTCAAGGCCTACCAGCTCGACCCGATGACGGGCCGTCGAGTGGTGAACCGCGCCTTCCTGTCCCGGCCGAAGGGTCGCGCCAAGAGCGAGCTCGCTGGCGCACTGGTCTGCTTCGAGGCGCTCGGCCCGTGCCGCTTCGACGGCTGGGACGCCGACGGCGAGCCCGTCGGCCGGCCGCAGACCTACCCATTCATTCGCTGTCTCGCGACGGAGGAGAACCAGAGCGGGAACACCTACGACAACGTCACGGCAATGCTCACGCACCTGCAGGAGCACTTCGGCGACGAGTTCCCGCCGCTCGACCTCGGCCGCAGCGCCCAGACGTCGTCGCGGATCTACATCGACGGCGGCGGCGAGATCGTCCCGTCGACGTCGTCCGGGGCGGCGAAGGACGGCGGTAAGGAGACGTTCGCCGTCTTCGACGAGACGCACCTCTACGTGCTGCCCGAGCTGCGGGCGATGCACAAGACGGTGCGCCGCAACCTGGTCAAGCGCCGCAGCGCCGAACCGTGGTCGCTGGAGACATCCACCATGTACGCCGTTGGCGAGAGCAGCGTCGCCGAGGCCACGCACGAGTACGCGAAGGCGGTCAAGGCTGGCCGCGTCCGCGACGGCGGCCTGTTGTTCGACCACCGCGAGGGCCCGCACGTCGAGGACCTGCACGACGACGAGCAGCTGCTCCCGGCGCTGGCCTACGTCTACGGCGACGCCGCCGGATGGATGGACCTCGAGCGCATCGCCTCGGACATGCGCGAGCCGGACACCGACCCGGCCGACGCCCGCCGGTACTTCCTGAACCAGCCCGGAACCGCGAGCGCCCGGGCCTTCGACAAGAACCGCTGGCGCGAGCTCGCCGACAGCTCGTTCGTGGTCCCGGCCAAGGATCCCATCGTCATCGGCTTCGACGGCGCCCGCTGGCGCGACGCAACAGGCTTCGTCGCTACCCACGTACCGACCGGGCACCAGTGGCTGCTCGGCGTCTGGGAACCGCCCGCGAACAAGGCAGAGGCCGAGTCCTGGGAGGTCCCCGAGGACGAGATCAACGCCGTTCTGTCCGAGGCCATGCGGACATGGCGCGTGCTCCGCGTCTACGCCGACCCGCCCTACTACGAGGAGACGGTCGCCGCCTGGGCTGGGAAGTACGGGCAGAAGGTCGTAACCGAGTGGTGGACGCACCGCCGGCGGCCCATGGCGTTCGCGCTGCGCGCCTACCAGACCGCGATCAACGGCGGCGAGCTGTCCCACGACGGCAGCGAGACGTTCGAGCGGCACATCGCCAACAGCGTGAAGCGCGACGCCGGCGTCAAGGACGACGACGGCAAGCCCATGTGGACGATCCAGAAGGACCGCCACGACTCACCCCGAAAGATCGACCTCGCCATGGCGGGCTGCCTGTCGTGGGAGGCCCGCCGCGACGCCGTGAAGGCAGGCGGCATGGAACGGCCGCCGTCCCGGCGTACCACCGTAATCCGCTGACGCAGAGGGGAGGCAGCGATGGCCCTCGACCTCAACCCCGCGGACTGGCTCCAGCGGCTGCTGCAGTGCCACCAGCAGGAGCTCCCGAAGCTGCAGCTCATGGACTCCTACTACGAGGGGACGCAGCCGCTGTCCTACCTCGCGCCCGAGATCATGGCCGAGCTGAATGACCGCATGCGCCAGCTGGTCATCAACTGGCCGATGCTGGTGGTCGATGCCCTCGACGAGCGGCTCGACATCGAGGGATTTCGATACGCGGACTCTGAGTCCACCGAGGACGGCCTGTGGGAGATTTGGCAGGCCAACGACCTCGACGAGGGAAGCCAGCAGGCCCACGTCGACGCGCTCGCCCTGGCCCGCTCCTACGTCATCGTCGGCGCTGGGGACGACCCGGAGATGCCGCTGGTGACCCCTGAGAGCGCCCTCGACGTCTACGCCGAACGCGACCCGCGGACCCGCGCCATCGCAGCCGCCGTGAAGCGCTGGGACGAGCCAGCGCCCGACGGCACCGCGCCGACCAAGATGGCGAACCTCTACCTGCCCGACGCCCGCTACACATTCGAGCAGCGGGAGCGCCAGTGGGTCGAGACCGACCGCGACGAGCACGGCCTCGGCGTCGTCCCGGTGGTGCCACTCGCCAACCGCCCGAGGCTGAAGTACCGCGACGGCCGCAGCGAGCTCAAGCCCGTCATCGACCTCTCAGACGCAGCCTGCAAGATCGCCAGCGACATGATGGTGTCCGCGGAGTACCACGCGATGCCGCGCCGGTACGCGACCGGCCTGTCGCGGGACGACTTCGCCGATGCCGACGGGAACCCCCTCGGCGCCCTGAGCTCGCTGGCCGGCCGCCTGTGGGTCAACGAGAACCAGGACGTCACCTTCGGCCAGTTCCCCGAGGCCCAACTGTCGAACTTCCACGACACGCTGAACCAGCTGGCGCGGATGGTCAGCGCCCTGACGGGGCTGCCCCCGGCGTTCCTCGGCCTGGCCACCGACCAGCCCCCGTCGGCCGATGCGATCCGCGCATCCGAGGCCCGCCTGGTCAAGCGGGCGGAGCGGCGCCAACGCGCCTTCGGTGAGGACTGGGAGCGCGTCATGCGCCTGGTCCTGCTGACCCGCGACGGCACCCTCGACCCGCGGACCCGCTCGCTTGAGACCGTCTGGCGCGACCCGGCTACGCCGACCTACGCCCAGAGGGCCGACGCCGTCGTGAAGCTGCACGCCGCCGGGCTGCTGCCCGAGGAGCAGGCCTGGGAGGACCTCGGTTACTCCGCTGTACAGCGGGCCCGCATGGCGAAGATGCGCGACGACCAGCTCACTCGCCTGGCCGCCGCTGACCTGCACGCCATGTCCACCGCGCCGCAGTTCGGGACGCCCCCCGCTGCGGACGCTGGGACCGGCGACGAGCAGTGACCGCCACCGCGACCCGCGCGGACGCCGTCGCCGCCTACGGCGCCGCGCAGCGCCGCGCCACCGTCCAGGCGTCGATCCAAATCGAGCGCCTGTGGCGCGAGCTGTCCGCCAACGACATGAGCGGGTCCTGGACATCCGGCCTCGGCCGCGCCGTCGTGCAGGCCGTCCGCGCGGGCCAGTGGCTCGCCGCGGCCAGCGGCCAGCACTACGTCGACGCCGTCGTCACCGCGGACCGCCTGCGGTCCGACTACGAGCCCGGCGCCACCACCGTCAGCACGGCGGCATTCACCCAGAGCGCCGCCGATGGCCGCGCGCTGGACTCCCTGCTGTATCTGCCCGTGATCCGCACCAAGACGCTGCTCGCGGGCGGCATGACGCTGCAGCAGGCCATGACGGCGGGCCTCATGGACCTGCAGCGCATGGTCGTCTCGGAGATCGCCGACGCCGGGTCTGGCGCGGCCGGCGTCGCCATGGTCGCGAACCGCACCGTGACCGGCTACGTCCGTCAGGTCCGCTCCGGGGCATGCTCGCGCTGCGCCATCCTCGCGGGCCGCTGGTACCGCTACAACGCGGGATTCGCCCGGCATAAGAGGTGCCAGTGCTACGGCGTCCCTTCCACGAAGGCGAATCCGGGCAAGCTCCAGAACCCCCTGTCGTTCTTCAACCAGCTCTCTCGCGCCGAGCAGGACCGGCGCTTCGGCGTCGCGGACGCCGAGGCCATCCGCAA